AACCACTTGCTAAACAAGCATTTGAAGCTAAAACTGGTTTATTAATTAAAGACGTGGGTTTTGTAAATCATCCTACTATTGAAAATTTAGGTTGTTCACCTGATGGATTTGTATCAGATCAATCTCTTATTGAAGTGAAATGTCCAAATACTGTTACTCATTTGGGTTACATAATGGAAAACAAAATTCCAGATGATTACAAACCACAAATGTTGCTTCAATGTCTTGTTACTGAAAGAACTGAAGTTTGGTTTGTATCGTTTGACCCAAGAGTTCCCGCTAAACATCAGTTGTTTGTTAAAAAATATATTCCAACTAAAGAAGAATTAAATGCAGTAGAAAAAGCCGCAATACAATTTTTAGAAGAAGTAGATTTTATGTTTGATTCAATAACCACGGAGATATAATATGGAAAACAATAATCGCGGCACATTAGGTAAAAATCGCAAACCAATGGAAGAACGAAATGTCAACGCGCCAGAGTATCAAGGCAAATGTATTGTCGATGGCGTTGAGTATTACGTTTCAGCTTGGATTAGAACTAATACTAATGATAATTCTAAATTCTTTAGTTTAGCGTTTACGCCTAAAGACGAAAAACCTCAACCATTAAAAAATTCCATTAGAGATATGGATGATGATTTGCCATTTTGAAATACAAAAGGATAAAAGCTATGCAAATACAAGATAACGAAGATGATATGGATTTTATTAACGACACACGTTCAAATTTTATATGGACATCTGGTAGTGATGTTCAAAAAGTTTGGCGTAAATACGGTTGGATACCGCCCAGTGAATATCGTAACGATTTTCTGTTTTCAAAAAATCGCGGTAAATTAGATAATGAGAATTGATCTTCACAAAAGTGAATTACTCATCTGTAGGTTTATTGCTGTCATGCGGCAGTCTTGCGCTATGAATAAAGTAGTAGATCAGCAGATGGGTAAACAAGATACTTGGGGTATTAACATTGATGGTTTAGTCAGTGAATATTGTGTAGCTAAATATCTAAATTTACATCTTGATATTTCTGTTTTCAACAGAAAAGGTAGTTCAGATTTATTAAGTCACAAAGACAAAACCATTGATGTTAAATCTACTCGTTATAAAAGTGGCAAATTATTAACCACTTTAAAAAAGATAGGAAATCCATCTGACCATTATATTTTAGTTATTGTTGATGATTTTGGAGGTGATATTATTGGTTGGATTTCAAAAGAAAATCTTTTTATTCCAGACAATATAATTAATGTTGGTCACGGTTCAACTTACGGAGTAGAACAATCTAAATTAACATTGTTTAAATAAATATAATAAAGGCACAAAAACATGACTAAAGACGAAATAATTGAAATGGCAAACAAAGCGTTTGATGAATCAAGTGTCACTGATGCAGAAGTAATTTGTTTTGCCAAGTTGATAACAGAAAAAGAACGTGAAGCGTTTGCAAAGTTATGCGACTTAGCAATGTTGCAAAACCAAGAAGCAATAAATGAACTTAAAGATGAACATATTGCACAGTGTTTTGTTCAAGGCGCAATGCACCAGTTAGTAAAAACATCTAAAGCAATTCGCGCAATGAAACAAGAATGACTAAGAAAGATACAAAGTAGATTCGTATTGTCGTCTTTTTAAAAGACCAGGCAGGATTTTTCCACCTGCCTTGCAATACTTTAAAAATTCTTGTGCCGCGCCTTCGTGGTCACCCCGAAGAACCTTTTGACGGAGTGTTGATCTTTGTAATGTTCCCAAGCCAAGATTAAAACTAAAGCTAACCAAAGCATCAAATTTAACCTGATTGAGAATTCCGCAAAAGTTAGTGACCCCTCGTTCAAAATTAGATAAATCTTTTCTAAGAATTGCATTAACTTCCTCTTTTGTAAATATTTTATTATCTTCTGATTTTAATTGAACAGACATCCTATCTATCATTGATAAATGTGCCTGTGTTGGATACATCACATGACCCACACCAATAGTCCAAAGATATGCAGGACAGCGGTAAGGTTTAAATCTAACCCCTTCGTGATGTTTCATTACTTCTAATGCTTGCGGACTAATGTTCATTTTTTGCTAAAAGCCTGTGTGCCGAACCAAAACGCCACAATAGATGACCAGATAATTTGAGTGTCGGAATCCCATAAAGAATCCATAGCAGTGGTAAATTCTACACCTGTCTGTAAAGCATAATAAAACCCAAAGACATCTACAAATACCAGTAGCGCAAACATCCCAAATGTAATGGCAGGTCGCACTATAGCACGTGCGTTAATCACCCACTGACTTGCACCTTGACCTATTGCTATGTCGTGCTGATACAGTGCTTCTCGTTCTTTTAAAGCTATCTCTTGGGACTGCACCTCAGAACTGATAGTCAACTGTTCAGTTTTAATATCCTCAATTTTGGCTTGCATTTCATAACCGGCTTTTTTTAATTCCAACTCCCTTTCAGTTTGCATCCTAGCCAGTTCTAACTCGTGTTTCTTGTCTGACTTGTCTTGAAAGAACGCAAGGATATTAGGCAGTCCACCGGAAACAAACGATAGTAAAGTTGATAATAAAGTAATCATGGTTTCTCCGATAAAAATTCATCTAGTAGGGAACGAAATTCTAAACTATCCGCAGTGCCTAGCATGGCGGCTTCATTCTCTTTAATCAACATTAACTGAGACTTGTTGCATCCCGCGCCGTTCTTTTTAAGCCAATCTAAAGTAAGCCTGTATCTCTGTTCCGGATTGTGCGTAGCAAGTGCAAGATATTTAAAGGTCGCAAGGCTACACTTATTGTCCGCCCAAGCTATAAACAGGCAACAAGTTGTTATTGGAATGATTAAAAGCCACTTCACTTTGCCATTTCTAAGGATGCGAAGTTAATACGCGCACGAACCGCCACAAGGTCGGCAGGTTCCGTTTTGAACCCTACACTTACATAACCTGCAAACTCTCCAATGGGAGGTGGAATAGACCCTCTACAAATGAATGTAACACCATTTTTAGTTTCCCATTCCGATGTTTTTCCAGATACCACCAATTTATCGCAATAAACCTCACCGTTTAGCATTGTGATTATTGAAGAATTACGACTTACATCCGCGCTAAATAAACTAGATGTAACGCCATCTAAGGATTTGTCTATACCTTTTTCATTTATAGCTAACACGGTAATTCTGGTGTTTGTAACTATGTTTACTTTGTGAACTATCACAGTCATTGCGTCTAAATCGGACCGCAAAGCATTAGCAGTTGGTAACAGATTGTCTCTGTCTTTTAACTGAGGTAATTTGTCGTGATTTACTATTGCGTTAAGTAAGACTTGCTTGCTGTCGTAAGTCAAATAACCTATAAACAACAAACTAGCAAGAATAATTACCATCACTAATTTAAAAGGTGAATCTACCCATTTAATTAAGTCTATGGCTTTATCTAAATAATTAGACGTAGTTTTAATCTCAACTTTTTTACGCACTGTAGTTTGTCGTGCGCGATTGGCTTTAGTGACCATAATTAACCTTTAAATAGTTTTTCAAGCAAATGACCGGCACCCGCGCCAACCCCACCCGCCGCAAAAAGAAATCCTAAAGCCATACCTCTTGCACCGTGAATCTTGCCTTTTAATTCATCAACTTCATCTTTAAGTGAAGAAACTTCTTTAGCTAAATTTTCTACAGCGTTGATTAATTTGCCAAATTCAATGGGGTCAATTTCACTCATGCTAGTTCCAGTTTAAATGTTTAATAACTTCTTGTGGAGAAACAAAGTATTCACTTTTGTGTTCAACAAACTCCCACCAGAGAAATTGATTCTGGACTAGATTGTTCCTGTCTTTTAACAGGTTTATATTTTCTGGATGTCCAAATATATTAGGGTCAGACACAGACCATAAAACCACACCCATCTTTTTTTGTTGCCACGCCAAATGCTGAAAGAAAGAATCGCATGACACCCAAATTCTACACTGATTTATTAATTCTCGCAGTTCTATAACTGTTAAGTCTTTGCGGAAATCCTCAGTTAATTGTTCCTCGCCTTCTATTCCAACTTGAATGACAGGTTCACTAATTAAAGATAACAACTCTTTCCAAAAAGGATAATTTTTTGGGTTTTGTTTACCATTAATTAACTGTTTAGAATATGGTGAAATGATAATCATAAATATAGCTTTCTAAACGCCTCACCAATACTTTCCTTCCATTTCCAAATGTCCATTTTTTTGTATATGTTGTATTGATCTATATCACCAAACAGATGTTGCGCTTCCGCAATAGATTTACCTGGCACTATTTCGGGATAGCAAGTAAACACTTCAGGGTTTTTTATTAACGGAAGTATCTCGCTAAAAACTACATGGTCACCCATTCCGCAATTTAGAACTACAATATTTTTATGCCTGTATTCAAGCATATTTTTAAACAAGCGTTCGTCTTGTTCGTATAACTCTTGATTTGGTTCGCTTCTAATTCCGCCATTGGGATTCTTTAAATGCCACGTATCTGCATTAGGCACTACCATTACATGGTAACCTTTTTTGTGCAGTTGATAAGTAAATAAAGTTTCTTCTCGGTGCGCTACCTTAGATAGTTTAAGGTTGTAATCTGCCACACCTGCGCGATATAGAAATGAACAATGTAAATGTTCTACGTATTTAACTTCATTGATATAGTTCCATTGAATGTTAGGTTCCCTGTCTATATTTTCAATGAGTCCAGTAACTTTAGAAGAATCAAATGTTAAAGGTGGCGTAAGAATACCACCGCCAATAGCACCAACATCATCAGCAATATGTTTACTTAGATTCTCTAAGACGGTAGGTTTAGGTATTGCATCGTCATCCACGCGCCACACCCAATCGTAACCCATTAAATTAGCTTTTTGATGATTGTGATGCTGACCTTTCTTTTCTGCAAACACCCATTCCCAAGGTATGTTATGAATGTCTAGCATCTTAAAAAAATGCTGATACTGCAAGACGTTCCGCATATCTTCAGGATTGTCGTTGTCATCAAAAACAATTAGCTTGTCTACGGGTCTGGTTTGATTAATGATTGCCTGAATAGTTAAAGGTAACGTAGTCAAATACCTGCCTTTGGTAGATACCGAACAAAGTATTTTAGGCATTTGTCCACCTGCAAATCATTAAATTAAGCCGATTAGATTCATTGATTTCCGCAGGACTATCTAATATATCGCCCGCTTCGTTAATATATTTAAACTCAAAGCCGGGAAAGTGTGATTCATTTAATCCATGTAATTTATGATGCGGTCCCCAAAAACCTACAGGTTCATTCATTGGAACTGTAATCAATAAACGCTTGCAATGTTTCTTAAGACGTTCAACTACTTCTATACCATTGTCTAAATGTTCGATAACTTCAAACGCAACCACAGTATCGTATTGTTCAAGTTCAAACTTGTTAATATCTGAATGAAAGAATTGCGCGTTGTATCCCCAATCTTGTTCTTTAGCCACATCAACAATAATAGGGTCGTAATCTACGCCTGTATATTCAATGTCTTTAGGAAAGAACTGAATCCCGTAGCCGTCAGAACAACCAATCTCTAATATTTTTTTACCTATTAGATTTTCATTCGCCCATGTGTATCGGGTAACTTCACGCGGATAAACTACATCACCTTTAAGAAATACTGCGCGTTCCCAGTAATTAGAAAGTCTCCACCGATACCATTCAAAATTATATTTCTTGGCAAGTTTAAGAGAGTTTCTTAAGAATATATCATCCCATCCTTGGACAAGTTTAGGGTCGTGCATTGTGCCTTCACCCTTGTGATAGATAGGAAAGTATCCAATGTATTGACCGCCATCCCAAGTTTTATCTAACACTTGGCAAACTTCAAATCCTGCATTTTCTGCTTCAATACAAAACTCAGTATCTTCACCGCCGCCTACACCGTATTCTTCGTTAAGCATACCGATAGCATTAAATACTTTCTTGTCTACCATTACGCAAAAGAAAACAGCAAATTCACGGTTAGTTGGTTCAGAGTGACCTTTAATAATACAAGAAATACCGCATTTAGGATTTGATTTAAATGGCGCTTCTAATAAAGTAAGCCAGTCACTTGTATTTTGTTCTAATAATACAGTGTCGTTATTAAGCAATACAATTTTATTAGTTGTCGCGGAACTTATTCCAAGATTACATGCCTTAGAATAACCTAAAGGTTTGTTATCAAATATGTAAACAAAATTACGACTTAAACCTAATTGTAGAAACGAACTTCTAAGATAGTCTAAATATTCTGAAGTATTGTCTGTGCATCCATTTGCAATAACAATTAATTCAATGTCAGCAAGGTTTGTATATTTAAATATTGAATCTATGCAAGGTTTTAAGTATTTATCACAATTATTGTATGTTGGTATTACTATTGTATATTTCATATTATCCTATGTTTTAGTTAATTTGAGGAAATTGCCGCATTTAAAGGGGTCATGTCCTCTGTTGTCCAAAAGTCTTTAGCAACCATTATTTTTAAATGTTCTACGTTGCGATAAACGCAATCTGCCCATTCTGCATCCGAAGTGTCTGCGGGTTTACCGGCGTTAAGCAGGTTTACCGAGTCCATTGCGGCTGAGTAGTGTTGGGCAATTTGTTCGGGGGTTTGATTTTCCATATTAAACTCCTTTGATGTGTGATTTTAGACGTTCAATTTCAGCAGACAATTCCTGCACCGCTTTGACTAATACAGGGATTAATTTACCGTATCCGGCTTCTAATTGTTCTGGATTTTCAGCGTAGACAAGACCGGGAATTTCAATTCCAGTAGTGGCTTGCACCGCTTGAAGGTCTTGGGCAATGAAGCCTGTATCGGGTATACCAACCTTTCCACCGTCACGCATATTCCAGTCAAACTTAACTGGTCGCAGTGCATTGACAAAGCCAAGTCCGGCACTGAGGTCAGTCACATTGGTTTTGTCACGCGCATCGGACAGGGAAGTAATGGTGGTGACTTGGCAACGCAGAGTGGCAATACTGCTGTTACCAAGGGTAATTTCGTTGGAAACTGTTGCGGAGGATGCTGCGGCGTTGTAACCAATAATGATGTCGTTGGAACCAGTGGTCAGGTCATTTGTTCCTGAAAAACCAGCACTTCGTCCAAGAAGTACGTTTTGCGTTCCTGTACTTACAGAAAATCCTGCGCTTCTTCCAATGGCTGTATTGTTATCCGCTGTGGCAAAAAATAAAGCAGCCACCCCAATAGCAATGCTGTGAGAATTTGTGCTGTTGTTAGATAACGTAGATTTTCCTATGGCAGTGTTACCACTTCCGGTCGTTAATGCAACCAACGCATTTTGCCCGAACGCACTATTATCAGCGCCGGTGGTGTTAGCAGTAAGAGAAGCAGCGCCCACGGAAGTATTGCCGTTACCAGTGGTGGTTTGGGTAAGCGCGTTAAAACCCACGGCAGTATTACTGTCTGAAGTGGCAGCGCCAAGTGCCGAGGACCCAACGGCTGTATTTTCTATGCCTGAGACGTTAGCATCAAAAGCCTGATAACCGACCGCCGTGTTGGTTGTGCCAGTCGTGTTAATTTTACCCGCTTCATACCCGATAAAG